AACAAGGACAAAGACTAAGGTATGTGGACTGCACTGATCGGACCTATCGCTGGACTCGCTAAGACTTGGATTAACAACAGGCACGAGCAGTCACAAGCCAAACACGTAGCTAAGATGGAAGTCATTAAGAACACAGCTACGTGGGAACAAGAGATGGCAGCGGCTAGTGCAACCTCGTGGAAAGACGAGTGGTTTACTGTAGTCCTGTCGTTGCCTCTGTTGGCTGTGTGTTACGGAGTTGCTATGGATGACTTGAGTATTATGCAGAGGGTGGGGCTAGCTTTTGTTGAGCTAGACAAGCTACCTGATTACTACCAGTACTTGCTTTACGTAGCAGTCACGGCCAGCTTTGGCATACGTGGTGCTGACAAGCTGATGCAGATGAAGGGTAAGTAAATATGGCAACAGACGAATTAGATATTTTTGCTGATACTACCAACGAAGCTACTGGTTTAGAAGATACTACTTCTATTAGTGAAATAGAACAAACTTTTCCTGCTGATAATACAGATCAATATGGCGGTATGATTGATGCTGAAGCTACGTTTACAGATGCTAGTCAATATCTAGGAGTTAGCAAAGAACAATGGTTTGCTTTTGTTGAAGAAGTAAATGACATTAAAGCTCAAATGAACGCTTTTGAGGGGAATGCAGCTCGTGTAATGCAAGAACGAAGCATTCCTAATGCTGTTTTAGATCGACGTATTGCTGTGTTAATGAATCAAAACCCCGGTATGACTGCTGAAGAAGCTAGGGCACAAGTAGAATCTAACCCAGAGTATCAACAGATGGTTGAAACTAATGAGCAGTATGAAGCGTTAAATGCCCGACTTAATAAACTATATGAGTCTGTAGGTTTAAATTCACAAGGCAGTATTACAGGGTCTGATAAAAGTATTGAAGGCGGCGAAGTTAGATTTGATTTAGATACAGGAGCAATTGAATTTGTTGAAATTGGTAGTAAGTTTGGAGCCGGTATTGTTTTAATGGCTGCTGCAGCAGTTTTTTCTGGTCCCTTAGCTACTGCATTGGGTCCTGCTAGTGCAGGCGGTGCCGGTATATTTTCTTCTGCAGCGGCGGCTAATGCAGCATCTGCTGCGATTATTAGCTCTGCATCTCAACTGGCTGCTACTGGCAAGTTAGATATTGGTAAGGCTCTTGTATCAGCCGCAATATCATATGGCGGTGCCCAACTTGGTGATGTTATTAAAAGCAGCAGTGCCGTAGGAGATATTGTATCTCAGATTCAATCTACAACTGATGCGGCAGTAGATTTTTTAAGCCAAGGAAATTCTTTAGCAGAAGCTGCAATTCGTGCTGGCGGTATGAGTATGTTAACTCAACTTGTTACTACTGGCGAAGTTGACATGACTGAAGCAGCAATAGCAGCAGTTATATCAGGCGGGGCTGAAGCCGTTCAACAACTTGCAACAGCGTCTGGGCAGCCTGTTGATGAGTTTATGGCCGACTTGCAAGAACAAGATGAGTTTGTACAAGCTGCAATAGACGCAGATATTAAAGATCCTTTTTTAAATCCTAACTACACTACTGTAGGTGACGGGTTAATGGTCAATCCAGCAGGCGATGTATTTAACTACGCTGGTGATAACTTAGGCAATATGTCTACATTAGACACGAACAATGATGGTCAGTTATCAGGGGTAGACTTACAAGAAGTTACTACTGATGTTGCAGCTAAAAACATTTATAACTATCAAATGGATGATCCTGTTTATGTTGATGAAAACGGAGTCCCGGTAGACCCGAATCTGGTTAGATTTGGCCCTGATGGATATGTTGGTTATGACGCTGCTGGAAACCAAGTAACAGTTACCCAAAAATATTATGATGAAGTATTTGGTGGTGGTAAAGGTAATTTAGTTTGGACTTCTGAGGGTGGAACAGACGGCTACATTAGTTATGAAACTGGTGAGTTAGCTTATAAAAAAGTAGGAGGTCAGTGGGTTGATGCTCAAGGTAATGTAGTAGATGATCCTCAAACTGTTGACGAACTAACTATGATAGCAGCTAAGGCTATCGATGAGCCTTTAGAGTCTGTTGAGTACTTTAATCAATCTGGTAATCCAATTACTTATAAATATCCTCCTGCTGGGCTACAAGATAATTTTGAACAAGGTCAGTTTTCTGGTCTTATTTTTGGTCCTAACGGTGAAATTAGTGAGGTATGGTACGATCCTGTAACTAACACTGAGTATGTTAAAGCACAAGGCACTACTAAAATTACAGCCATTAGAACTCCTGATACTCCACCAAAACCAGTAGACCCTACAAAAGTTACAGATGTTACAGACGTTACAAAAACAACACAATCCGGTGGACAAGAAGTTGCTGATAAAACTGCTAATGCTATAGCTACTGCCACAAACACTAATCAAATTAATGAAACAATTGCTTCAGCAGGCCAACAAGGTGCTTCTGCTTCACAGTTAGCTAACGCAATTAACGCGGCTGTTGCTGCTGGCACAATATCTGCGGAACAAGCCGCTGCTGCTTTAGGTGCTATTAATGTAACGGCATCTGTAGATCAAAGCACAACAAGCATTTCTACAGGCGCTGGTGGTATGCTGACGAGTGGTGATGGTGTAACTACTGGTGATGTAACTACTATTGGTGATGTAACTACTACTGGTGGTGATGGTGTAACTACTGGTACTGGTGGTGATGGTGTAACTACTGGTACTGGTGGTGGTGGTGTAACTACTGGTACTGGTGGTGGTGGTGGTGTAACTACTGGTAGTGGTAACGCTGGTACTAAAACTTATTCAACAGCGGTTACAGGCGCTCTTGGTGGTGCTATAACTACAATAGCAGGCACGGGAGATCCCGGTACAGGTGACCCCGGTACAGGCGATCCCGGTACAGGTGGCCCTGAAACTGGAGGACCGCCCGGAATTGAAGTACCAACCGGAAAAGACGGAAGAGATGGTGTATCAAGCAGACCGTTTACTCCTTACGAATTTAAAGGTCTTTCGTACCAGACACCAACAATACAAGAAATAGTTCAGAATCCTAACATTGATTACTCGGCTTCTCTTGATCGTATTATTAATCAAGGTATGTTTGGAAAATATATATGACATATTTAAATCTAGTAAACAACGTACTTAGGCGGTTACGAGAAGATGAAGTAACCACTGTTAACAGTGACACGTACAGTTCTATGGTTGGTGACTACATTAACGATGCTAAACAGATTGTAGAAAACGCATGGGATTGGTCTAATCTTAGGTCTACTCTAACAATCTCTACAGTTGCTGATGATTACACTTACTCGTTAACTGGCTACCAAGACCAAGGTAAAATCTTAAACATTATCAACGACACATCTAATATTGTTATGGAGTACAGACCACAAGAATGGTTTGACGATAAGTTTTTTGTTAACACTCCTGCTTCTGGTTCACCTCAATATTACACCTTTAGTGGTGTTGACGGTTCTGGTGACGCACAGATTGATGTGTATCCCAAGCCTGATGGTGTTTACTCTTTGAAGATTAAAAGCGTTATTAGAAACGTAGAGCTAAGTAACGACAGTGATACACTGGCTATTCCTAGTCAGCCTGTAATCCATATGGCTATTGCTATGTTAGCTCGTGAGCGTGGTGAGACAGGTGGTACATCAACACCAGAATACTTTGCTATTGCTGACAAGTATCTGTCTGATGCTATTGCTCTTGATGCACAAAAACATCCTGAAGAAACTATTTGGTTTACACCATAGGGAGATACTAGATGGCCCAGCCTCTACAAAGTATTAATCTAGTTGCTCCTGCGTTCAAAGGGATCAACACAGAAGACTCTCCGCTTGCACAAGATCCTTCTTTTGCGGAGATTGCAGATAACGCTGTTATTGATAGACGAGGCAGGCTCGCATCAAGAAAAGGAAACCAAGTAATTACAGAAGACAAAACTGTTCTTGGTACAGATTACATTAGCACTATTCACGAGTTTTACGATAACGCTGGTAACGAGGTAATCTTTAGTACTGGTAATAACAAGATTATGACAGGTACGACTACACTGGTTGATGCTACACCGGGATCGTACACGATTACAGCTAACGATTGGAAGATAATTAACTTTAACAATTACGCTTACTTTTTCCAACGTGGCTACGAACCTCTTGTGTACAGCAACAGTCTAGGCGCAGTAACCAAGATGTCTAGTGTTGCTGGTGCGTCTGTATCGGCAGCACAATATGCTCACGAAGCCATAGCTGCATACGGTCGTGTATGGTGTGTAGGCAACGCTACAAATGACAACACAATCTACTGGTCTGACCTGTTGATAGGACATGACTTTACTGGTGGTTCTAGTGGTTCTATTGACGTATCTAAAGCATGGCCTAGCGGGTTTGACAAGGTTGTAGCTATAGCGGCACACAACGGCCTGCTAGTTATCTTTGGTGAGCATAGCATTATTACGTACAGTGGTGCAGAAAGCCCCGCTACTATGGCGCTACAAGACACAATACCA